TGACAAGTCTGTGAGTGCTGTCAGCCGTCAAGCTCGACAGGTCATGACCGTGTGACGCTTCTGCAAAATCAGCCGCTTTCTTGCCGCTATCGGCAAGGTTTCCGTTTGCGTCCAGCCCTGCAAAGTTGCCGTTAGTCGCGCCTGTGACCTTGTCTGCTTTGGTGCTTATGTCGGGCGGGGTGGGTAGGTTGTTCCATTCCGCGCCTGTCGTGGTTTTGTAAAGGACCTGTCCGTTTGTGCCGCCAGTGGGTAAACCTTCGCCGTCTGCACCTTTGAGGTCGGATAACGCCACAAGGTCAGTCCATTCAGCGTCACCGTCATATTGCCATTGAATGTGTGTATCAGTACTTCTAAAAATTATCTCTCTGCCGTCAGCACCTGTCGCGCCAGTAGGTATTTTGAAGTGCAGGTTTGCAACGCCAGCGACAACGCTTTTCGCAACCTCAAACGGCGCGTTGGACGCAACCGCTTCACCCGAAACGGTCATGTTCTCAATCGCCGTTTGTGCCGCTTCTGCGCCAGCCTGTGCGGTCTGTGCGTCTAAAACGGCTTGTGTCAAGTCAGGCACGGACGCAGCGGCTTCTTCTGCGGCATGTTGCGCGTTGAGTGCGTCCTCTGCATATTCCTCACACGCGGCGGTTGCTTCGTCAAACTCTGCCAACATCTGCGCGTACAAGTCCGGCGTAGGCGGGTCGGGTATCTCCCCTTCGGGCGTTACGCTTGGGTCAACGGACTGCGTAACCGTGTTTGTCGGGATGGTCGTTCCGTCTGCCTTAGTGCCGCGAACGCCTACCGAATAAGCGCCCGCCTTTTCCGTAATCTCCCACGGCACTTGATACAGCCAGTCGTTCAATCCATCTTTGGAAATTAGGTTTATGTCAGTAAGCTTGAACGACAACCCACCGCGCTTCACGACAACGGTAACGTCAAGACCTTCCCAGTCCTCGTCAAACGAGAAAAGCAGATAATCGTACTTTTTACTACCTTCCGTGGTCTTGACTGCACCCGTCTTTTTCAGGTAGTTTTTTGTAACGGTAAACTTCAATACATTCATACAAGACCACCCACGTCATATTTAGACTTGACAATTTCGCATTTAGCGCGGTCGCATTTGTTGACAGCCTGTGCGTACTTCTGCTCCAAAGCGTTCAGCATGGCATAGTCGTTTTCATCATTTCTAAACAAATGCGTTGCCAGCCCATACGGAAACGCAAGAAGCGTCAGCGTGTCGTCGTATGGTAGCGGGTCGTCGAGCGAGGTCATAAGCGGGACAGTCAATAACGGGTCAAGTTTCGCATACGCAAGCCTGCGGTTTGCCACATCGAAAGTTTCTGTTATTACAAAGTTAATCCACGGCAACGCCGTCGCCGTGTATGGTGTGGTGTCCGTTTCGCCAAACAAGCCTATCGCCATTGTCAAAAGTTCAGTTCCGGTCATTTATATACCCCTCACAATTCGCGGAGTTGCACCGCTATACTTTTATCGTGATAAAGGGCGCGGATATTTCCGCGCCCTTGTGACCGTTTAGGTTAATGATGCGAGTTTGCCGATTGCCGCCCACGCCGTACCGTCGCTCTTGTAAAGCGTGTACTGCGTGTAATCTCCGGCAGTCTCGCCTATAAACAAGACTACCCAGCCGTTGTTTGCCGTAGCCGCCGCTGGTATGGTAGCCAGCACACGGACAGGGGCAACCGCTTCAAGCGCAGTTACTCGTCCGGCAAGCGTATTGTCTGCCGCTTTGTACGCGGTATCAAGCAGAGCGTCAGCCGCTTTGTACGCGGTATCAAGCAGAGCGTCAGCCGCTTTAAGGGTTTTTATTTCCTCGTGGAGCGCACCTGTTGCCATTCGTCAGCCCTCCTTTACGGGAGGATGTCGCAAGCAACATCAACGTCAGCGGTAGCAGTGCCTATGATGTACCCGGCGTTGTCGCCAGTCATCTGTAAATACTTTCCGCTTTCTACGGTGACAGCATACGTCTCACTCGCGGGTATGCTGAAAGACAGGTCGCCAACGGCAGACGGAGCAAACGTGCCGCCTTTTATGACAACGGTTTCAGCGTTCGAGGAGTCGCTGTTGACAAAAGTGAGGCGAACCTTCTGGTCGGCGGCAGCGGGCTTGACGCGCCATCCGAGGTCAGCGTCACTTGCCGCCGGAGTGCAAACTTTCGCGGGGGTGTTTAACACCTGTTTAACCGGGGTTACAGTCGTAATTGCCATGTTGTATCAATCCTTTCTGTTGTGTTGTGCTGTTTACTCTTGCGCCTTGTGCGCCTTGATGACGTACAGCTCGTCCTGACGAACGACTTTCGCGCCGTAGGTGTCAAGAACCTTGACCGCGTCGGAGAACTGCAAATCGGGGCGGTAGGCTTCGGTCTTGGAAATGCCAGCCGCGAATGCCACAGCGTCCTTAGTGCGGAGAAGCATGTAATCGTCCGTGCCGTCGTTGTAGAGGTTGTTGGAAATCTTGACGGTCGCGCCGTTGTACATGCCGATAATGCCTTTGCGGATAAGTTCCATGTTGTCCGTACCGTAATTGACGATGTAGTCCTTCAAGTAGTTGTAGAACCACGGCGTAATAGTGAGGACTGTCGGGGTGCTGATTTTAACGCCGTTAGTTCTAAGCGTTACCAGACCATTGTCAACAAGTGTCTTTGCGCCTGCCGCGTCGGATACTGCGGTAGATGTACTCGCCGTGCCGCCCAGCGCGGCAATCTGCGCTATGTAAGCGTCGCGGGTGGCGGCCAGCTCCTCGGCCGAGCCCTTCATATAAGCCTGCATCAGTCCGTCGACAGCCTGCGCCTCGTCTATGTCGTCAACAAGGAAATGCGTGTACTTGAACTGGTCGATGTTCATGTAGACGGAGGTATCGGCAGGAGTTTCAGCGGCGGCAATGTTCGAGCCGGGTATATATGTCCCAACTTTCGGTCTGCCAGCGCCTATGATTTTTACCTGCTTGCCAACACCTATTTCGCCCTGAAATTTAGTGTTGCAGTCCTCTTCCATGACGCATATTTTGCTTGTTTCGAGTTGAATGTATTTGCTCCAAATAGTTTTCTTGAAGTTTTCAAATGCCATAGGAAATCATCCTTTCGTTTACTTGTGTTTTAGTCGGGTAAGCGACTTAATCGCTTTCGCCAGTATTTTGGGGTCATCGAGTAGTTTCGGGTTTTTGTCGAGCCGTGCCAGCTCGTCAGCAGAGTAATACTCGCTTTCGGGCGTGGACTGATCGCCGACAGCACCCATAGCGGGCGGTTCGGGTTTATGTTCGGGTTCAGCCACATCACGCGCGGCGCGTACCATTTTGTACGCCGTTATCGGGTCGCCCTTTTTCACGCGCAACATTCTGAAATCCTCGCCTAAGTCGTCAACCGTTTCCGCTGTTTCGTCGGGGAATGCCGCCTTAATCGCCGCGAGGTCTTGAGCATACAAAAGCTCCGCAAACCTTGTGCGGAGTTCGTCGCGCTCTTTGGTGACGGCGACATATTCAGGGTCTTGCTTCACGCGCTCTTTTGCTTTCTGCGTTTCAATCGCGTCGCGGGCGCGTAGCTCGTCCACGCTGATGTTAAGCGCTTTCGCCACAAGCGCGTCTACTTTGTCGGTGATGGATTCGCCGGTTGCGCCGAAATGCTTTGTAAGTGCGCAGTCAACCTTTTCCCTTTCGCGCCGTGCTTCGTCAAGCTGACGCTGAAGCTCTTGGGTTTTGCGCCTCATCTCTGCAAATGCGGCGTTGTCGGCTTTGGTCTGTTTGGGCTTGTCCGCTTCTTTCGCTCCCTGTTTTGCCGCCGTCGCGGGTTCAGCAGGTTTCACGGTTTCTGCGGCTTTTGGTTCGGACGCAACGCCCACGCCCGCTTTCGGGTCTACGACTCCCGAAGCCCCCGCGCTATCGGGGGTTTTGGTCGTCGGGTCTACGGCTCCCGACTGCACACCGTTGAGTGTGTTTAAGTTTCCCATTTAGGTTAATTCTCCTTGTTTGTTATTTCACATCCCCATTGAGGGGTTGCGTACTGTGGATTTTGCCGCCGCGCCTTGCGGGGTCATTGCTGACGGCGCAGGGACATTCTGCGGTAGAGGCACGGACGCAGGCATACCACCAACAGGCGGCACTGTTCCCATGCCGTTTTCAGGCGCGACTTGGAGCTTGCGCTTTTTGAGGATTTTCTCAAATGCGGCTTTCGGCGCTGTTGAGTCAGGGCTCATTGCGTCAACCGCTTCTTCAAACGTGATGTAGCCAGCCGCGAGCGCATTATCCAAAGCCTGCTGTTGTGCAAGTTTGGAGAACGGGTTCGCCTGCGCCGCGTCAATTCTGACTTTTAACCTCGCGTCGGCAAGTCCGCTAATCGTGTCAACGCGTATCAAGCCACCTTCGCCCTGTGACTCAACTTCAAGCCCGTTCGGGTAATACGCGTTCGCCATAGCTAAGTAAATTTCAGCGATTTGCTCAACGAATTCCTCATCCGCGGAAAAGTGTTCGTTAAGCGGTATCTCCGACTGCCCTTTAAGCGCGATAATCGCGGCGGCGCTTGTACGTTCGGGGTCAATGTTGCCTAACGCCGCGTCACCCGCACCCGCAAGCTCACGCGATTTTGTGAGCAGTTCAAGTTGCAAAAGCCCCGCCTCCTGTGACATTGGGGCGGGGTTGATGTAAGCAAATGCATTTTTAACGTCCTGCACGTTGCCAGTCTTGATTTTGATAGGCGCGCCGACTGCGGTAACGTCCGTGGGGTTCTCTATCTGATTTTCAGCGTAGACAGGTTTCGCGAAAGCGTTTTGCTGTGCCGACTTCAAACGCCAGTACAGTAGTTTGTTTTCCTGTATCTGATTGTTTATAAGCGGGACTACTTCGCCTAATCCCCTTGCGCTGTTCTTTTTCCGTGACCACACGAAGGACGCTATCGGGTATTTAGTCAAGCCGTTAATTGGTGTGTCAGGCTGATAGGTCACATATCGCGTTGACCGCTCTATGTGGACTATGCCGTCCTCGTCCTTTTCCAGCATCAGCAGGCAAGAGCATTTCCCGTCGTCGCCGCGCTGGGCGTCCGTGTCAACCTCGCCGACAACCGTGTCCGTGTCGCTGTCGGGGACAATCAGGTCAATGTCGTCTTTTGCGACCTTGTTCTTTTTCGCGTCGGCTTTTACGTCACCCACGGGACGGCGCTCATAAATGATGATGTACCGCTGTTTCTGTATGTCGCTCTGCTGTTCGTCCGCAAAGTAGATTGATGTGTTGTCGATAATCTGTGCGCTTAGGTACTTGTCGTAGAAGTAAATATAGCTGTCACCCGCGATGCAAGCGTCGCGTATAACCTTTATTCGCTTTGCGTCCATTTTTTGAGCGTCCCACCGCATCCTTGCGAACGTGTCAAGCGCACTGCAAATTTCGTTTATGGTGTTTGTCGCCGCGCCCGCGTCCTGGGCAGAATATGAAATGCTCATTTTGCGTTGGCTGACGGTGTTGGTTTTATAGCGCACAGTTGGGGTAATAAAGTTATACACGGGATAATCGCCGGGGACGGCTATTCCCTCCCACTGGTTGCCCTCATAGAAGCGGAATGCCTCTGCCGTGTTTTCGTACATGTTAAGCATTCTGTGGTGGTCAACGCCGCGCTGATACCGCACCCATGCGTTTGTCTCTGTACCGCGTTCGTGTTTATCTTTCGCCATCGTATTTCACCTTACTTTTGTAGTCCATGACGGCAATATCCCGCGCCAGTTCTTCGTTTGCCTTTTTGTTCTCCATTTTGGAGCGTTCGCGTTCCTCTTTGCTCGGAATTTTGGGCAAAGTAAAGGCGGGGTCAAGTCTTGCCCCGCCTGCGTCTTTATTAAGTTTTAGTCCGTCTTTCAGCCCCAGCCGATATACAAACCCGCCCGTGACTGCCGCGAACAGTACCGCGAATATCGCCACTATAATCTCAATCATTCAAGCACCTACTTCACATAACGATTCCATCTGAACCGCTTGACTATGCCGAATATGCCGAAGCCCTCGTCCACTTGGTCATTTGATACGACAATCTGACAGGTAATGTACTTTCTAACCCTTGTATTCAGCGCGTATGTCCTTGCGCCTTGTCCTGTCTCAAACGAGAAGTCGCTAAAATCTATGTCCGCAAAGTTGAACGCGTTCATTTCTGCTTCGGTTGCTACCTCAATCCCGCCAGCGTCAAAGTCCGTCACAATGGCAAACTTCGCGGAGCTGCGTGTGTTCGGTTTAAGCATGACCGCCGTTCCGCGCATAGGTAATGTTTTCATTCTGCCTATGTCGCCGTCATCGTCTGCCTTGGTAGTCCATACCGCTGTAATTGCCGCGCCGTCATCACTGAACCGGCTCATGCGTTCGGTGTCGGTGTTGAACATGCACACTCTACCGTCAGCCGTGCCGAAGTAAAGAGTTCCCTCGACTTCAAGAAAGCACACGGCGGGAATGTTCGTCCATGTATAACACTCATAAACGTAATCGCCGCCCGACTGCGGTTTATATGTCTTGTTCTGTTTTCCGTCCAGCACATAGCAGTTGCCGTTGACGCAAAGCAAATAGCGGTTGTCCCACTCCACCGCGCAAGCCCTGTCAAGGTTTGGCTCTCTGCAAAGTTGCGTGTCAACATAGTGTGACCTGTTCTGCACTGTGTGGAAAGTGTCAACATCTGTTGAGGCTATGCCGTATATACCCGAACGGCTCAAAAACAACGCCTCGTCGCCCAGGTTGGCAAACGCATACCGCGATATTGCGCCAACACCTGAAACGCCCTGCGTGACGGAAAACGTCGCGTTGCCATCAGCGTCTAACCCCCACGAACGCAGGAATATTGCCGCGTCTTGGTCGTTCTGCCCTTTTATAATCGCCTGATATGCGCCGAAACGTCTGTACCCCATAATCGGGTTTGCGTCTGCGCCTATGAAGTCAAACGATGTGTCGGGAATGTATGCAGGGTCTACCTGATAATCCGGCTCGTGTATCTCGCAATGCCAGTCCACGTTTGGGTTGTCGGGGTTTCCGCTGAAAAACACGCGCTCACCCTCATTGCCGCCGAAGCCGTACAACGCCGCAAAGCGGCATTTGTTTATCGCGTCTTCGTAGCCAGTGACCGTCTTTGAAAACTCAATGACAACATTGTCCTCGCCCTCAACGCTGGGCGCGGCGGGTGCTGTGTTGAACGTGACCGTGCCGTTTGTGAGGTCTACCGTGTAATCCTCTGCGGCAACCGCCACACCGTCAACCGTGACGGAACTGACGCTTGTAATGCCTGTGCTGTCGAGCTGATACACCGTAGCCGTGCCGCTGCTAAGAAACGAGTTCTTGCGCTTCGGTGTCAGCAGGTTCACCGCTTCGTGTGCCGTACCACCGCCGGCAGGGGGCGCGGAGATAACCGTGGTCGGCACATACGCCACGCTTGATACCGCGGCGATTGTTGAGCCGTCGTACACAAGGTATTCCGTGCCAGTCAGTATATACAGCTTGCCGCCATGCACAAACGCCGTTGACGGCGCGTTTGCAACGTCAGTGATAAGCTCGGCGGTCGCGGTATCGTCTGCATACCAGCGGTAAATCTTTGTTCCGCAATGCACTATCAGGTGTTCTTCTCCCGCTTTATACAGCCTGTATAATCCATTTATCTTTGCCGTGCCTATTGTCTTTAACGTGCGCCAGCCGACACGCTTTTCAGGATAGCCGCCTGCGTCGGATATGAGGTTGGGCGCATACGGAGAGCGTGACCTGTCAACCACGGTAGGGTCGGTCGAGAGGTCTACGCCTTTGAATGTGCTGTATTTTACGGTGTACGTTTCGGGCGGGTTTCCGTTGATTTTAACTGCCTCCAAAATACACCGCTCCTTTCGCAACGTACCAATATCCGTCACTTGCCCGCCCGTTTGACGGGTAATGCCCCTTTACGGAAGGGACAACGCCGTAGTATGTACTGCCTTTGCTGTACCTTGTGACGGTTTTCGTGCTTGAAACGTTTTTGTGAAGTTCTTGCTTATACTTGCCGTCGCGCATGTCGGTAAAAACAACCCTGATATAATTACGCGGGCTGGATGGGAGGTAGATGTATGCATGCAATCGTCCCGTTGCGGCTATATCTGCAAGCGTTGGGTAGTCCGTGCCGGAATATTTAGTCCACGGATCCCAATGGCCGGTTGATGTATCATAGGCTATCATGTACATGTAGGTGTCG